TGGGAAGTGGGTGATACCAACATTGACTTAATTGAAGGGCAAGCAGAATATACATTTTATAGATCAACAGATGATGGTACATCTTCTGTTACAGTAGGTGGAACTTCTGGTGCTTCTACTTATGGATTATCTGATGTTTTATCTGCTCAATATAGAACAGATAGAACTTCAACTTCTCAAACAGACCTGCCAATGACAAAAGTTTCAAGATCCACTTATGCAGCTTTTTCTAATAAATTAACTAAAAGTACCCCGAGTCAATTCTGGGTTCAAAGATTCGTGGACAAAGTTACGGTAACCATTTACCCAACACCTAATTCAACCGCTGCATCTAAAGATATGCACATTTATTTTGTTAAAAGAATTCAAGACGCAGGAGCTTATACAAATGCAAGTGATGCCCCTTATAGATTTGTTCCATGTATGACAGCAGGATTAGCATTTTACTTAGCTCAAAAATATGCACCACAAAGAGTACAAGAAATGAAATTATTGTATGAAGATGAATTAGCAAGAGCACTAGCGGAGGATGGATCAGCAGCAAGTACGTATATTACACCGAAAACTTATTATCCAAATATATAATGGCTAAACTAAAAATTATAAAAGAAATAATTAAAAAAGTTAAACCTAAAATAAAAAGTAAGCGTAAAAAATTATTTGAGTTAGAGACAAAACCAGGACCTGGTAGCAAAAACTACGACCTTGATCCCAAAAGTCCTTTTTACCATGTTGATGACTTAGGGTCTCCTCCACTTCATAGAGGCACTGGTCCTTCTGGAGTAGAAAAGAAAAAATTAAAAGACGCTGGTGAAAGAATTGAAAAATGGTTTAGAAAAAAAGAAGGAAAAGGCCCTGTTAGAGTACAAGAAAAATTACCTGGTCTGAGACAAGGTGGTTTAATTAGAGGCTTTCCTAAAATTGCTAAGAAAGGTTGGAGATAATGACACTATTAACTAAAGGAATGGGAGTTGTTAAAAGAATAATGGCTAAGAGTAAAGCTGGAAGAAAAGATCAAGTTTTAACTGAAATTAAAGAAGGTAGAAAAAAGAAAGTTTCTAAAAAATTATGGAAAGGTAAAACTAAACGTTTAATTGATGTTGAAGGTAAAAAAAAACACACTATTCAAGATGAATCACATCTTATGGATGTAGATACTTATTCTGCGGTTTCTTCAGCACCAGATAAAGAAGTTAAAGCGTGGTTAAAACATAAAGGATACAAAGAATAATGGGACAGTTTTCAAAAGGTAGATATGCATTAATGATTTCAGATCGTTCTGGAGCAGCATTTCCATATAGAGAAATGGTTCAAGAATGGAATGGTGCATGGGTACATAATTCTGAATATGAACCTAAACAACCTCAAGTTTCTCCAAGACCACACGGTTCAGACCCACAAGCTTTGCAACATGCAAAACCTGCAAGAACAGAATTTGCAGTAGCTGATTTATTAGAAGATAATCCTTTAGAGACATACCAAGCAGGTTCTGCCATTGTAAATGTAAATTTACCAGGTCATGGATATACTACTGGAGATACAAAAAGATTTAGAGGTCCTTTAGGAGCTGCCGGAGTATATGGTGATCCAGAAGGAGTTGGTGGAATTACAGGAGCAACCATTGCAAAAGCTGCAGGATATACTATAACTGTAGGTAAATACGTCAGCGGTGCAACTGACACTACTGGTCCAAATGGTACTGGAATTTATGGAACAGATTGGTTTTATTTTAGCGCTGATACAAACGCGACAAGTGTCGCAACAGGAGGAGGTTATCCGATGTCCGTTGGACCGGTAACTATACAAACATAATGTCTGGAATTAGTTATAATACATTAGTTACAATGATAAGAAGTTATACAGAAGTCGATGACACTGTATTTACTACTGATATCTTAGAAAATTTTATTTTAAATGCCCAACAAAGAATATTTAGTGATGTTCCTGTTGATTCAGATAGAGTTGAATATCAAGGAACATTAGCAACTGATACTAATACAGTCAGAGTACCAGCAGGAATGGTTTTTGTAAGAGGTGTGGAAGTTTTTAATTCTACTTCTTCAAGAACAGGTCCAGCAACTTGGCTCTTAAAAAGAGATAGAACTTTTATAAATGAATATGTAGGACAATTAACTGGTCCCGAAGGTGGATCTACAGGGCAAGATACTACAGGATTACCTAAATATTATGCTATGTTTGGAGGAGCGACTGGACTTAGTTCTACTGATTCAGGAAATATTATAATGGCTCCTACTCCGGATGCTAATTATTTAATAAATATACATGGAAATGTAGTGCCAAGCACTTTAGAGTCAGGAAATCAAACTACTTATATTAGTCTTAATTACCCTCAATTATTATTATATGCGTGCCTGGTGGAAGCTTATGGATTTTTAAAAGGTCCAATGGATATGTTGACACTATATGAAAATAAGTATAAACAAGAACTAGAAAAATTTGCAAGTGTGCAAATTGGGAGACGGAGAAGAGACGATTACACAGATGGTACTGTACGTATACCGATCGAATCACCGCCTCAATAAGTAGGAGATAAATATGGCAATAACATCGGCAATTTGTAATAGCTTTAAACAAGAAATCTTGGAAGCAGAACATAATTTTACGGCTTCTACTGGAAATACTTTTAACTTAGCTTTATACACTAGTTCAGCAACTTTAGGAGCATCAACAACGGCGTATAGTTCTAGTAATGAAATAACAAATTCATCTGGAACGGCTTACAGCGCAAAAGGAAAAGCTTTAACAAGTGTTACACCAACATTAGATTCATCAACTGCAGTCTGTGATTTCGCAGATGTCTCTTGGACATCAGCTTCATTCACAGCTAATGGATGTTTAATTTTTAATGATTCACATTCAACAGATGCATCAGTATGTGCGGTGGCTTTTGGCGGAGATAAAACAGTTTCTTCTGGAACTT